TTACTCATACGGGTCATAATCTATTATAGCCCTGCCCTGCTGCTGCCGTGGGTCATTAGTTTTCTTGGCTACCGGGAACGCAAACGTCAGCAGTAGCGCATCGCCTTTACCAGGTGAACGCCCAAGTCGTTCTTTGATATCTTCCTTCGGTTCGATAACGATTTTACCGTCCACGCGAACTTTGTACTCTGCCGCAGACAGATCGTCCGCTGTTTCCTGGTCATCCAGCATCCCGCCCAACCTCAGCCATGTCTTGCATGAGTTGAACATCTCCCCGCGCTTGTTGAGCATCTGAGGGTCAGTAGACGCGCCGCCGAACGGAACAAGTTGCCAAGTACGCCCCCAGCCATCACCGATTGACTTCAAACCGGTTCCGTAACCGAAGTCGATGAACACCGCGTCAGCCTGATACTGGTCTTCAAAGTCAGCGATACGCTTCGCCATAATCAGATCGTCAGTGGTCTTGTTGCCAGTCCACAGCACCTTACTGTGCAGCCCCTGCCGCAGGTATATCACAGCGTCATCAACACCGGAGTATGCCGGGTCAACGCCGATTATCACCGGAGCATGTGCCACCTGCGCAGCGGTTACCACCCGTTTCATTGCCTCGTCAGTAAGACCGGTAGGGATAAACTGCAATTCAGATGCATCCGGGAATATGCCGCGCACACGGATTTTAACGAAGTCGCTGTCTTCCCCGTAGTCATCAACCCATTTCTGCAACTGCTGTTTGTTAGTGCCTTCCACCGTCCGGCTGTCAATCTGCGCAGTTTTCCAGCGGTGTTTATATTTGCGGAAACATTCGCGGAAACGCCCGGTATTACGCGTCGGGTTCCCGAACGCCACCCAGATGATTTCGGTGTCTTCGTCCGTCAGCGCACCCTCTGCTACATCCCACACCAGATCGGCAATGTTGGATGCTTCGTCGAAAACCACGATGATGCGTTTGCGCTCGTTGTGTAGTCCGGCGAATGCCTCAGTGTTGTGCTCAGACCAGGGGATTGCGTCAGCTCGCCACCGCTTGTCGTGCCCAGGATCATTGCTGTACATCGCGGTAGCGGTACAGGTAAACCAGTCTTTCGTGATGGCAAGGTTCGACCACTTGATAATTTCCGGCCAGGTCTTCGTTCGTAGCTGGTTGTCGGTGTTGGCGGTCACCACGACCTTACAATCCTCGCAAGTGGACATGCCCCAGTTGATCAGCATTGAGATGAATGCGGATTTACCAATACCGTGACCAGAAGCGCGTGCCAGCATAAGCGGCTGATAGCGCGTCTCTGGATTCTGCAGGTGATCACGTATCTCTCGGAACGCATCGGCCTGCCACTGACGTGGACCGGTAGCATGTGCCAGTTCAGTCCCCTCTTCCCCCCAAGGGAACGCATAGAGGGCATAGCCAAGCGGATCGTGAGTGAACCCTGCAATATCTTCGATTAACTGCTCTTCAGGAGATAACGCTGCATCTGTCACTGATTACCATCCTGACGTTCTTTGAGTCGCTTCCTGGCTGCCGCTATGCGATCAGCAATTGTCACATTCACATTAACATCCAGGCGCTCTTTGAACGCGTTAACGTCGACGTGCTTACCGATGAGCTCGAGGTTTTTCACCTTGTCGGGCCATTTCACCTTCTTCAGGATATGCTCGACATCCTCAACAGAGAGATCCGCCTCGCCATTCTCTTTTTGCAGAGAAGCCTGGGTCGTCTTGATGGTAGCGATATCCATAGCACTGAGAGAGGTACGCCAGACCTTCGGCCATTCAGCGATCGGCTTCATCCCGCCGTCATCGTTCAGGATATCCAGCACGTCCATCTGGTCGATTTCCACCAGGCGCATGAGAACGTAATCAGCACTGACGCGCATTCGTTTGTTGCGCTCCTCCATCAACTCGGCAATCCGTTTTTGAATGCGTTCATCGCGCATCATGACACTGGCTTTAACTGCCGCTGTATTTGGGGAGAATCCTGCGTTAATCGCTGCCTGAGTCTGGTTTTCAGGCGTTTTGATGTATGACTGGCAATAAGCCTCCTGCATTGCTGTTAGTGGCTTAAATTGCGTTGATTTGCGTTTATAGGTTTTAGGTTCAGCAGGCATCATAACCACCGTGGTAATAGTTACCGTTGTGGTAATAGTACCATGCAAAATAAAGCCGCCATAGTTGGCGGCAGTATTCAAAACCCATCAAATTCATCATGCATAACCCACTCGTGACATGTCACAATATTAATTTCGTTTCATGCCAGCCTTTAGTCACCCAGCATTGCGAGTCACCATTACACGGGCATGAATTCACAGGAACTCTCTCGCCGCACTTACCGCAACATTTTCTGCTGATCGATTTTATACGCCCGAGCACGCGTGCATCATCCTGGCGGATCAGTAACGCTATATACTCACCAAATTCGTAAGGCGCACGCCCGGGGCGACGCGTGGCACAGTTACGCTCCAGCATTTCAATTTCCTGAGCATCAAGCACAATTTCCAGCTTACGCACACCAGATGCAGCTTGTCTGGCTCTCTGAGCGGCTTTGCGCTCTGCGGGGGATTTAGCCACGAATCGCACTCCACGCCAGATTGATTAATGACTCCCAGGCAATATAAACCCGGATACCAGCAGCCAGGCCGAAACCAATCACCATGGCATAAAGCAGAGCGTTGCACTTGTTCATTACTTCACCTCCTGCGGCGGTTCTGGCAGCGGCATCCAGTGGGTTACTTTTGATGCAGGTTCTTCTCCAATGTCAGTTACTGCCCACCATTTGTTTCTCGACCAATCGTAATACCCTTCGAAGGTATTGCACTCAGTCCAGCCGTAAGACTTACCCCAACACCAAACATACTGTTTATCGTTCGGCATTCTCTCACTACAGCTTATCCAACCATCCGGAATTACCGGAGAGTTGCCGGGTTCTTTAATGTGCAAGCGAGGCTCACCATCTTTTGGCTCAGGCCACTGGCGCTCCATGTTAATCTTCAATTTATCTTCCATAGCAACGGTAATTTCAGCATCACTGATACCAGCACGGCGCTGTGCATCCCACAACAGAAACTGCATATCAGCCCACTCGCTAAGATCGTCTGGTTCGGCTGCGGCTTCCAGTGCCTCTTTTGAGAGATGTTTCAGCGGACCAATGGGGCCAACGCAGCCAAATGTGGAGTCAGACCATTTGGCATGCTCGTGGCGAATCTGTTCGCGTTCCAGTGATGCCAGCGCAATCCGTGCCAGTTCTTCCGCTTCTTCTGCTGGCAGTACAACGTTGCTACCAGGTCCGTATGTTTCGCGCCACTGCTTGATTGTCAGCAGTCGCTCTTTGGTAATAGTGGTCATTTGTTAGTCCTTAAACTGCTAGTTGCAATTGCATTTCAAAACGGTCGCGTTGTTCACAATACGCAAGAGAACCAGGGCTATTGTGTGCCTCAATCCGTTCTACCATTAATGCTGCGCGTGTCTCTTTACTTGCAGGTGCATAAGCCCCAGACCAGGCTTTATCAATACCGATGTTTCGAGCGACGTTCGTACTATCTGCGCTGGCTAAGGGTAATTTTGTGAATATCAGCGGATTTAACATGCGCAATCCATGTAGTTTCGTAACCGGCTGACCATGCCCATCAACAATGTGACGAATCAGGTCTTTCATTCTGGCTACCGCAAGAGTTGGGCGCTTTACGTCATAGTCGCCACAACTACCGATAGCCACTCGCGGAAACTCATTGCACAAATGAATAAATCGCTCGTCACTTTCATTCATGTGCCACACTGGAACGCCAACTAGTTTTCCGTGAGGCCACTCATTCAGAAGCGCATCATTTTCCTCCTCTCCGCCATCAATAACATCCGGGATAATGGCAAAATCGAATCCTGGGTGATTCTTCCAGCGAGCAACAAACTCGTAGTAATCGCTCCAGTCGATTTTGTTTTTGCCAGCTGCTTTCCAGGCGGTGAATGCACCGTTGTCCAGCGCGAACGACTGACAGTATTCAGCCGCGAGATTGATCTGGCCTGAATGCGCAAAACTGATAAACGCATGTCGCCCTTTCCATGCTCTCATTGCGCACGTATCAGGAGTAATAGGCCCACCGTGGTAGTGAATCATCTCACTCTCCTTTGATGCGAATGCCAGCAAGCCAGTTTCTTATGCCGATATATTCAGCGTTCCTGAAACCGCTTTTTACATATATAAATGGCAAGCGAAGATTGTGACCATTGGCTGCCAGGTAGTCTTTACAACCCTGTTCGGTGAAACAGCAGGTAACGAATTCATCAATATCTTTCACAGCAACGCGCCGCCATTTTTCTGGTGGCTCTCGAAAGTTTTCGTGAAGTAGTTCGAGACGACGACTTTGGCGTTTATTGGCTTCATTGCCATCTTCATCAACCCAGACAATCCGGTCATAGTCATAATCAGCATCAACAACGATTTCGCGCTTTTGATACACACAAAACATAGGGTCTGACGTTATTCGATTATCCTGTGTTCGAATATTTTCACCGATGATGCCAAACGAATCTGGTGCAGATTTTGTCTGCAACTCTTCGATACGTTCAGCCATCGCAGCACACTCTTCAAAGTTGCTTAATGCTTTTCGCTCCCATTCGGCGCATTGTTTTCCAAGCTCTGCAATCAGCTTGTCTTTGCCTTCCAGCTCAACACGCAGCTTCCCTACCGTTAACGCAATCTCCTCGTTCTCCTGGTCACGGCGTTTGATGTATTGCTGGTTTCTTTCCAGCTCATCCAGCAGCGCCAAGACGGTAGCTGGATTTGCTGCGGCGATGAATTCAGCATTGGCCTGCTGTTCTATTTGGAAATCTTCATCGAAACCGCTTTCAGGATGCGCTCCTTCAATTCTGCAAATGGGAATATATCCAGCAGCCTCGCGATGAATTAGTGCATCATCACCATCAAATCGGCCATCTCCATATTCGAGCGACCACTCGCCACACGTTGCTTTTTCTGCCTTAGCACGCAGTGCCTGATAGTCAATCTTGCTCACTGGTTGCCTCCTTTGCGAAGCTGCTCCGCACAATGCAGCAGGGCGTCCGTCGCTTCTTTCACCGTAACGATGTCGCCATCGTCCAGCCCGGCAACCGTCGCGTCCTTAACGAACACCGAGCAAAGGTCATTAAACGCCTGCGCCCGTACTTCAGCCAAGAAAGCGTCGGTGGCTGGCATATTTCCTGTTGCCTTCATGGCATCCAAAATAACCAGAACGCCATCTCTCCCAACCGCCTCACAGATAACCTCAGTGTTGTCGCCAACAACATCGCAGAATGCCTGAACTGCTTTACGAGCCAGCTCATTCTCCGCCGCCAGCGCATTAGCACGCACCAGTTGCACTTCCAGTTGCGTTGCCAAATCGCTGATCAGCTTTGCCACACTGCGCATATCAACGGCACCACATTCTGCTTTCAGTTCCGAAGCCATCTCATGCCCGGCGGCAACTAACCCTTTGATATTACTTTCCATCCTTACCCTCGCTTATCCACATAACTTATTGATTACATTGATAACTAAAAAGATCGTCGATTCAGAACTCTTCGATGTTCCAGCCACCACCTGCTTTCTTTGGCTTAACCGTTACCCCGATGATTCGGAACGGATACTGATCTGCGGCGACTTTGGTTTTCACCCTGGCGTCGTCGGTCCAGAAACCTTTCACTTCGTGCAGTTCCATCTCTCCGGTGGCGAGCATCACAGCGAAATCTGGCGTATAGAACGTGTTGTCAGCTAACCGCAGCTTGATACCCTCAAATCGATACCAGACGATTTCTCCTGCACGTTTACGCATCTCAAGGTGCTGACAATACGCAGATTCTGTTTTGTTCATCTGGCCTGTTTTGAGTCGACCAAGAGCCTGTATCTGTTTTCTCATGATTTACCCCTGAGGTAATTAAAAACCACATAAGACACGAGATCAATAGATTTTAGAATATTTTATTACCTAATAGGTAATTATTGAGACGTAAAAAAATGCGCTATCGCGCTGGTATTACTTGATAAATCCTGCCGCCTTTCCCCGCCTGTATTCCTCCATCAGCCACTGCGCCGGTGTTATTCCCCCCAAGGTGGCGGCGTTAGGCATGCACCCGAAACTTCGCCCTGGCGGGTGGTAAACGTCTCTCCCTGTGTCCGGAGGCGTACTCATGGGTTCTGGCTTTGCCTGTATGCTGATCACCGGATCGGGTATCTGCTGTCCGGAAGCCACCTTTTTCGCCCAATCATCGAGCAGCCTACGCGCGTGTTTCTCAACCTCAATCTCGCTAAGCTGGCGCTGATACATTGCACGGCGGGTATCACATACGACCCAATACATAACCGGATGTCGCCACGGGAATCTTTCGGGACCACCAGGATATAAACTTTTTTCCTTGCTGTACCGGTGAAACTCCGCCATCACATCGTCAATGGTGACGCCAAGAACCATCTTGCTGTCTTTGCACCACTTGATAAATTGCCCTGGCGACGGCCAGAACGGAGATTCGCTGGCGCGGGCGTGGCGCATACCAGCAGAAACCTGTTCACGGGTTCGGATCCCCCCTTCGGCAAACGCAGCAATCCACTGCTGTTTTGCAGCAACTTCCTGCTCTGGCGTCTTCAGGTTGGTTACCACTGCCGCCGGAAACAGTTGTTTCAGCTGTTTGAAAAGGGCATCAACAAGCCTCTCTGCTGACATGTTCACCACGTTGTCATTGTTGGTGTACTGATGCTCATAACCTGACATGCGAGAAAGGGCTTCTCCGTCACGGTTTTGTATCGCGGTAAAAACGTTGTTCACAAGAAATCCTCCCATGCTTCAGGGCTGTTCCAGTGCGGAACGTTGTTATCAGGTAATGTTGATTGCTTCTGTCTGCTAATCTGCAGCCGCCTTGCCAGCTTCTGCTCCCACTGTGCCTGATGGTATGCCTTACCCTCAGCCATCCAGTAAATTCTGAACTCTGCAAGTTCCTGTGCCGTTGGCAGACTGTCTAGGTAGATCCCCTGCAATGAGCTTTTCCGAAGAAAATCATCTGATGGTTGCCATTGTTCATGCATGACAAATTTGCCTAATTGCCCTGGCCCACCAGGAGGAACAAAGTTATTCATCACGGCGTTGTTTGCGCCGGGGTCATGAGGCACAGAATCCCCGGTTTTTGTCCTGCTCTCCCTCTCTTGGTTAAATGACTGGTTATATGACTGGTTCTGGATCCCGTTTTTGGGATCATTCAATATCCCGTTTTTGGGATCATTCAACATCCCGTTTTTGGGTATATTCCCGTTTTCGGTAACATTACCGTTTTCGGGTTCATTGCCCCCCTCCCGGTTGCCTTTAATGTTCCCGTTTTTGGTTATATTAAGAGAGAAAACCCGCACTCTTTTTGTCGCTCCCTTTCTCTCTCCGGTATCTGAAATAAGCCCCATTTTCATGAGCGATATAAGCCCGGCCTGCACGGTTTTTTTATTCAGGCAAGTGTCTTTAACGAGGCGTTCTATGCTGGGGTAGCAGAGGTTATATTCATCGGCTCTGTCAGCCATCGAGAGCAGTATGAGCTTTAATGACGAGCTACCTGGATCTGTCTCCCAGGCCCAATCTGTTGCATGTCTGCTCATGATTAATCTCCGCTATCAGCTTGAATGTTGTGGGGAGGAATTAATCATGATCTGCTTAATCTCTGCCCTGATACGACGGTTTGATTCCATGGTGCACTCAACACAGTGTCCGTTGTAAACCCAGCGTTCACTGTCATGTCCGTGCTTACATGTTTTTCCGGTGTAGTAGCGTTTAAGTCCGCGCTTTGCGGCATCAATACGTGTAATGATTTCCATGGTAAGCCCTGTTATTAGTATTGGGATTACGGTCATTTTGTGCTGACACAAAAAAAAGATCAACCAGATTTGGTTTTTTATTACCTTTGAGGTGCGAATAGATATGAAAAGACCGCCGGGTGGCGGTCTACAGAGGGTTGTGGCTGGATATCATGAGTAGAAGAAGTATGCCAGTTCTGCTTTTGAGCGCAGCCATTGTCTTGTTTTACAGGCTTTAAAAAGCCCATTCATCAATACTTTACCTGGCATTTTGCGCTTACCTGTTAAGTGAGTCTGGATATAGTGACTCGTCGTTCCGGCTTCCTGTGCGAAGGCTTCACGCTCATCCGGAGTAAGTGCAAGCCAGTGCTTTTTGAAATCGAAATGTCCGTTATCGCTCATAGCTATTGCCTGATATTTATTTCAGATAATAAATATTCACCCATAAGGTAACAAAAATCAAGGATAGTTACCTATGGGGTGCATTTACCTGTTGGGTAATATTGCTTTAAATTGAATCATCTACTGATTCATATACGAGGCGATTTTCCAGAAAATGAAAAGTATCCAGGACGTCCGCAGGCAAAATCTCAACGACTTGATCGACCGTGAATTCAATGGTGTTCAGACGCGGATGGCAGAAAAACTTGGAACTCAGGCAAATCTGGTAAACCGCTGGGCTCTTGGCAAGAAGGTTATCGGCGACCAGGTTGCGCGAAAAATTGAAGCTGCCGCCAATAAACCCCGTAACTGGCTTGATATCGATCGCTCGCTTTCTCAGGAAGGTTTTCAGCCTGTCGGCCCAAGCGACATTGGTCAGCTGGCGGCTCACAACCTGGAACGCTGGATGAGCGAAAGCCGCGACCTTTCAACACAGGGAAAACTTCACCGCGCATCCGGCGTCGCCCAGGTGACAATCAGCCGCCTGTTAAACAATGAGGTCAGCGTTTCCATTTCCACCCTGGAGAATGTTGCATCCGCATTCGGGCGTCACGGCTATGAATTACTGATTCACCCGCACGACCCTGCGACCATCAACTATGACCGCTCGCGCTACGCATTGTTACCCGAAACCGAGAAAGCAAAGATCGAAAGTTACATTGAATTTGTCATCAACCAGAACGAAAAAAACAAACAATAAAATCATATTTTTCAGTAAGTAAGCCGCCTTCTGGCGGCTTTTTTATTGTCTACACAATTACCTTAAGGGTAATTTTTTTAACTCATATCTATTGACACCAAACCAAATACGCATAATCATTACCTCAACGGTAACAGACCGAGGTAACAAGTTATGCAGTGGAAAATCATCAACGGTTGGTACTGCGTTACTGCATGCGGATTCATGAGCTGGAAGTTCCGCACCTTACAGGAAGGCATTAAGTGGGCTTTCGTCAGCAAAGAAGCTCGCGATGTGGCCAACGATAACGAGATATGGGAGGGCTGATAATGAACGTTAATCAGCAGAAAAATCTTCAAAAAATCATGCTGGCATTCGACAAGGACTACCGCCTGTCAGAACAGCTATATGACCGACAAGTCGAACTGATTGAGAGTATCCGGCTTCATCAACTGGCCTCAACTTTTGACGTTGTAACAGGCAAAGGCGTTCGTCAGGAAGTGCTGGAGGCCGCTAAAGACAGCCCTGAGTTCGAAGAACTAATGGATGCCTACCGGCGAGAGGCAATGGCAATTATCGCCCGCTGGGATCTGGCGGATCAGCTTGATGGACAGAAGGACGCGGCATGAAACCGGGAATTTATTTCGGCATCAGCAACGAAGACTACCACGCCGGTGACGGCGTGAGTAAGTCGCAACTTGACATGGTTGCCAAGAATCCGGCGCTTCTTAAATGGGTTCAGGCAGCACCAGAAGACGAAGAGAAAAAGTCTGCACTGGATATGGGAACCGCATTGCACTGTCTGCTTCTGGAACCTGGAGAATTCGACAAACGCTTCATCGTTTCACCGAAATTCGATCGTCGGACAAAACAAGGTAAAGCTGACGAAGAAGCATTTCTTCGTGATGTGGCGGATATGGGTATTACGGTACTTGATGTCGAGCAGTGGCGAAAACTGGAGCTGATGCGTGATAGCACAATGGCTCACCCGGCTGCACGCTGGATGTTGGAAGCACCTGGTTACTGCGAAGCGTCAATGTACTGGAACGATGAAGAGACGGGTGAGTTGTGCCGAATTCGTCCAGACAAATGGCTGAACGAGCACAACGTGATCGTCGACGTGAAAAAGGTTGCAGATATGGACCGTTTTGCACGCCACATCGAGGAATTCCGCTACCACGTGCAGGACGCAATGTACCGCGAAGGCGCAATGAGGGTTACTGGTCAGCCGCATGGTTTTTTCTTTCTTGCCGTGAGCGAAAGCATTGATTGTGGTCGGTATCCGGTACGCGTGTTCGAGCTGGATGCGCAGGATGTCGATGCCGGGCACGCTCTGTTCCGCCGGGATCTGAATACCTATCACGAATGCCGCATCAATGATGAATGGGGCGGTGTGGAAATCATTAAACGCCCTGAGTGGGCACGCAAACAGGATATGTACATATGAGCAACGACATCGCAAACATCAACGCACCAGTAGACACAGCAATCGCTGGAACTGCTGCAACTATTTTCAGCCCAGACGGCTTGAACCAACTGATGAAATTCGCCGAGGTAATGGCGCAAAGCCGCGTAACGGTACCGGCGCACCTCGCCGGGAAACCAGCTGATTGCATGGCCGTGGCAATGCAGGCTGCGCAGTGGGGAATGAACCCGTTTGCCGTGGCTCAGAAAACCCATGTTGTGAACGGCACGCTAGGTTATGAAGCCCAATTAGTAAACGCAGTTATCTCAACGATGTCGCCAACAAAAGATCGCATCAACTACGAGTGGTTCGGGCCGTGGGAACGCGTGATCGGTAAGTTTGTTGAGAAAACATCCAAAAACGGCAATCCATATATCGCACCAGGCTGGACTCTAAAAGACGAAGAAGGCTGCGGTGTTCGCGTATGGGCAACCATGAAGGGCGAGGATCAACCTCGAGTGCTTGAGTTAATGCTGTCTCAAGCACAGGTAAGAAACTCCACACTTTGGGCCAGTGATCCGAAACAACAACTCGCATACCTTGCGACAAAACGCTGGTCTCGCTTGCACTGTCCTGACGTAATCATGGGCGTCTACACCCCTGACGAATTACAGGAAACGGCACCGCGCGTTGAGCGAGACATTACTCCGCAAACGACCACTGCTGCGGGAATGAACAGTCTGATCAACGCTAAACCAGTGAAAAAGCCTGATGAGCAAACGCGTAAAGCGGATAGCCGTGATCCAGAAGAAATGCTGATGGCCTTTACCAGCGCAGCGATGAATTACAGCACTGTCTCCGAACTGGATAAGGCTTACAAATACATTGAACAGAAACTTTCAGATGATGACGAACTGCTGGCAAAAGCCACCGACGTTTACAGCGTTCGTCGGGAAGAATTAAACGAAACATCTATGTAACCACCACCGCGGCGCCACGCGCGCCGCACTGCAACCAAGAGAGGTATTTATGAAAGGTGCATTAGGTAAGAAGGAACTCCTGGCGGTGGTGCCACTGTCATGGAGCACTATCGACCGTATGGAGCGCGCAGGGGAATTTCCTAAACGCTGGTATATCACCGATAAACGCTGCGCATGGAACCGTGATGAAGTTGAGCGTTGGCTTGATGAACGTCAGGCAGCAAGCCCGGCAGAGTTCCAGGGTAAAAAACCTCCTGTTCAGCAACGTGTATATCGTCCTGTGAGCAACGCTGCATGAGTGCGCTGCTAAGGCACTGGAGCAAATGGTCAGGATGGTACTTATTCCTGGCCTCTGTTTCAGCATGGCTTTATCTGCTGGCATTAATTTTCAGAGAGGGTTGGATTAAGTGAGAAAGTTAGGCCGACTTGAAAAATATCACATGAACAAGGTTTCAATGCGCAGCCCTTCAAAGGTTGTTGCCGTTACTCCTGCGGCGATAGAGATCGAAAAACGCGCGATTGAAAGAGAGAAAAAAGGGCAGTTCCGCATTGCCGCCCACCTTTGGCTTCAGTGCATGGATGTTGCTTCTGGTGATGTTGAGCGTGCAAGGATCGCGGTTCGCAGGGACCAATGTATCACAAAAGGTAACGGCCTTCGCCGTGGCGACTATAGCGGCATAGGATGTTGTGGGGTGGTTTATGACTAAGAAATACACACTAATCTATGCAGATCCACCTTGGGTATACCGGGACAAAGCCGCAGATGGTAATCGCGGTGCCGGTTTTAAATATCCGGTTATGAGTGTGCTGGATATCTGCCGCCTTCCTGTGTGGGATTTGGCCGATGAAAACTGTCTGTTGGCCATGTGGTGGGTGCCAACACAACCACTCGAAGCACTAAAAGTTGTTGAAGCCTGGGGATTTCGTCTGATGACGATGAAGGGCTTCACGTGGATAAAATGTGGTAGTCGACAACCAGATAAACTGGTTATGGGTATGGGACACATGACTCGCGCCAATAGTGAAGATTGCCTGTTTGCAGTAAAGGGAAAACTACCTCCACGCATTAATGCAGGGATCGTTCAGGCATTTACCGCACCGCGGCTTGAGCATTCAAGAAAACCAGATGTCGTTCGTGAAAAACTTGTGCAATTGTTAGGCGATGTTTCTCGCATTGAACTGTTCGCCCGCCAGACGTCTCATGGCTTCGATGTTTGGGGTAATCAGTGCGAAGACCCGGTAGTGCAACTACACCCTGGATACGCGTTGGATATTGGCGGATTAACAAATGCATTCAGCAATGCTCCGGTGTCACCAATAGACAACCAGGGGCGGGAGCGTGCAGCATGAACCTATATCAACGCATCAATGGTGCTGACTGGTGCAATATCTTCGTCGTCGGCGATCTGCATGGGTGCTACACGCTGCTGATGAACGAACTCGACAAAGTTTCATTCGACCCGGCGCGCGATTTACTTATTTCCGTTGGTGACCTTGTTGACCGCGGCGCTGAAAACGTCGAATGCCTGGATTTGATTACTATGCCGTGGTTCCGAGCTGTTCGTGGCAACCATGAGCAGATGATGCTGGATGCACTGGTCAACGGCGGAAGTTTCGGACATTGGATGTCAAACGGCGGTGGATGGTGGCACCAACTTGATTCTGAGCAGGATGTGCAACTCAAATACCTTCTGCCAAAGATTACCAACCTCCCGATGATTATCGAACTGGTTACCGGCAATAAGAAGGTCGTCATCTGTCACGCAGACTACCCGCACAACGAATACGCATTCGATAAGCCAGTACCAGAAGAAATGGTGATATGGAATCGTGAGCGGGTTAGCGACGCGCAGGACGGTATTGTCTCGGAGATAACCGGTGCCGATTTGTTCATCTTCGGTCATACGCCAGCACATCACCCACTGGTGTATGCAAACCAGATGTACATCGACACCGGCGCAGTGTTCTGCGGAAATCTGACGCTTACCAAAGTCCAGGAAGGATAGAATTATTTATTACTGTCTTCCATCCACCTCTCAAACTTCGACGGGGAGAACGGAATCAGATCCGTATGCTCCCCGTTAATCCAGGAATCAATCATATCGGCCCACTGCTGCAACATCCAGGCGCGCTGTCTGGCGTATTCCGCTTTGTTATATACGGCGCGCACACCTTTCTGCTCATGTGCCAGCGCCTTTTCAATCCAGTCTGAAGGATAACCAGCCTCATGCAACAACGTACTGGCTGTACGGCGCATATCGTGTACGGTGAAGCCCTGAATATGCTCACCATCTTCATTTATTATTTTCACCGTTCTGTCGATCAGAGAGTTCAGCGCGGCATTAGATAATGGCTTCCGGAAATTGTAACGACCAGGAACCAGATATTCACTTCCACCAGCGCACATCTGCAACCCAACCAATATATCCTGTGCCTGTTTAGGCAGGTAAATAACGTGCGCCCGGCTTCCCTTCATGCGGTCTGAAGGAATTGTCCATGTCCATTTTTTAAAATCTATTTCATCCCACGTTGCATTGGTGAATTCGCCTTTACGAACCATAGTGATAAGCACCAGCTTTAAAGCCATTTTCATAGTGCCCATAGCACCAATGGCATCCAGCGTGCGGAAGAACAGGCCAATTTCTTCTGGTGTCAGTGTTCGCTCTCGTGGTTTAAATATGGCGATAGACGAAGGTTTAATGTCAGCCGCAGGATTAAACAAACCATGACCACGGTCATTGGCGTGACGGTATACGCTGCTGATGATCTCCCTGGCCTGTACTGCTGTTGCCCGACCACCGCGTTCGACAATCCGGTCACACAAATCACGAACCATCGATGTGGTAATTTCAGCCATCATTTTGTTGCCAAGAACCGGAAGTATGTCACGGTCGATCACCGCCTGCTTCATTGCGCGGGTACTGTCAGCCAGGATGACGTGTTTCATATAACTGTCGGTATGTACCGCAAACGTCTCGGCACCACGAATCTTTTTGATACCGTCACGTTTAGCCGCAGCCGGTGACTGGCCTGCTTTAAGCAGCTTCTTTGCAGCAATCAGTTCTTCTCGCGCTTCTGCCAGGCTGATACCGTCACGCCCATACTGCCCGATTACCAGTGTTTCGCGGCGACCGTTGATACGGTAGTCATAGCGAAACGAGACCGTGCCTGACGTAAGCACAGCTACATACAGCCCGTCACGGTCGGAGACCTTGTACAGTTTGTCCTGCGGCTTGAGGTTTTTTAATTTTGTATCGGTAAGCAC